CCATAACTCACCAAGTATTCTACCGAACTTACCTTTTGCATCGTATGTCTTTGTTCGTAGAGTAACATCACCAGCTGTTATCCATTTTTCAAGAAATGCTTTTGCTCTTTGTCCGTAAAACTTTTCTTGTACGTCACTTGTTCTTGACTCTGGTGTGTCAATACCATATAGTCGTACTCTTTCTTTGTGTAACCAAACACCAAAGCCCAAGTCGATGTCTACATCTACTGTATCACCATCAATTACTTTTACAACTTTTACATTATATTCATACATCATCATTCCTTCCAGATATCATCTTCTGCAACTCGGCAGTACTACCAACAAACAAAGCGTTTGTTACATTTTGCGGTTGTTGCTTCTCATCATCTTCTTTCTTCAAATCCTTTACTTTCTTCTGTATATCAAGTAAGTCTTTATTAGCATCTACAAGTGTCTTAGTAAGTTGTGCTACAACTTCAAATGCTCTAGGGTGTTCACTTGCTTTCGCTAAGTCAAGTAAACTATCTAGTGCATCAGTACCTTTCTCAATAACACCATACAAGTTTTCTCTTGCATACTTGTAGTCGTTATCTACATCTTGAGGTACGTCTGCTTGTTTCTTTTCTTTATCTACTTCCACTAAATCAGTCCCCACTTCGAAAACTTTGTTTAGTCCGTCTGTCACATTATTTTTCATTAGTTAAAAAAATCTTCCCTATCAAAAGCAAATCCATAGTTAGTGTTTGCACTTATTCGTTCAATCGGTATACTTGCTGAACTATTAGATGTAGGCTGTCCGTTTGCAAGTAAGCCAGGTGTCAATGTAGTAGTTTGTAATTTAGTATCGCTTGTGTTTATTATTATATTACCAGTAGCTGTATTTGCTTGAGGATTAAATGTATTAACTAATGTTCTACGAATAATACCTTTATTTGTTACTGGTCCAAATAGATATCCTTTTATCTTAAACGTAAATGTATATATGATTGCTCTTCTTTGTTCAAAATCTCCATCATAGCTATCTTCTATTGTCATGCCTGTATATATTGTTGGTATGTCTACATACGTATCTAATTCAGGTACAATCTTTACACTATTTGTCCATTCTGGACGAAAATATGGTAGTATCTGTTCTACAACTTGTACAGCATCTTCTTGATGAGAAAACATAGCATACAATGACATATCTAAATCATATGGTGCAGGTGTAAAAGTTTTTCTAAGTGAATTGTTACCGCCACCTATACCTAGTTGTTTATGTGTTCTATTCAACACTCTATCTGGTGCATAATTCATAGATGTCAATTCAAATGATAATCTAGGTAGAACCATTGCTATTTCTCGTCTACCATCTGGATCTGTTCTGAGTTTTGCAAGAAACTTTTCTCTTGGACCATATGCTATAGGTACTCTTAGCTGTTGAACATTATCACCAGCACTGTTAAAACGCACTACGTCAATATCATTAAACATATTACCAAACATGATAATATATTTTCTTATGGCGCTATGATAGTGAAATTGTCCAAACATTACCAATCAGTTCCTTCGCTAAATGGATTGAGTTCTGAGAAATCAAGAAAGCTTGTTTTACTTGTTTCAAAAAATGTATTATTTGCTGTAGAGTTTTCATGAGTTGTATTTGCTGTAGCTTCTAATAGTAATCCATCACCATCTTCTAATCTAATACCCCCAACGAATGTTTCTACTGAGAAAGTAACAGACGGAACAAATGGTGTGCCGTTAACATTCATATAGCCTCTACCTGGTTCTGTAATAGTTATTGTAGATACAGAAGTTCCTGATATAGTAGATGTAGCTGTTGCTCTTACTGAGTCTGGAGGATTACCTATATTAACACTAGGTGCGTTCTCATAATACTTACCACCGTTCGTAATTGTAATACTACCTATGTTACCTTTTGCATCAGGAACAGCTATACCTGTGGCGGCAAAGTGAATAGCATTGTTGGGTGCACCTATTGTTATAGTCGGTGCAGTGGTATATCCTGAACCAGCATTTATTATTTGAAGATTAATAACTGAGTTTCCACCTATATTAGAAGTAAGCACTGCATCATCACCTGTAGGCGATGCAGTTACTGTTACAGGTGGTGCAGTTGTATAAAAACCTCCAGCTACTGTAACAACTACTGAACTGACTGAACCTCCTGAGATTGAAGCTGTAGCTGTAGCATTCAAACGCTGTGTTGTTTCTGGATTACTAAATGTTACTGGTACGTTAGAAACATATCCACTTCCTCTATTATTAGTATCTACAGTTGCACTCGTTACAGCATCACCTGTTATAGTAGATGTAGCTATTGCTTTCTGGGCGGCAGGTGGCGCACCAAATGTTATAGTTGGTGCTTCTACATAATCACCTACATTAGTGAGTGTAATACTAGACACGCTATCTCCAGTCAAGATAGCTGTTCCTTCTGCACGTTCTTTAGATGACTCAAGAAGTATTTGAAAGTTGAGAACATTGATAGTATGTCGAGCCGCCAAGTCATCGATAGCTTTGACACCTGTAGATACTCTTTCGTGACTGAACTCGAATAGTTCACAACGCAAGTCATACATTTGTAGTTGTCCCATTTGGTAGAATATGGGTTGCTTATCTACATACTTTATTTCATATAGTTGTCCTGTGAGAGGAAAGAAAATTAAATCACCTTCAGTAGGACGATTTACTCTTTCACCTTGCTCATCAATTTTTCTATCAGTTATATCTATTTCTTCTTGCCATCTTCTTTGTGCTATAGAAAATGTTATTTGATCTCTTGCTTCTATATTAAATCTTGATAAGAACTCACCTTCACCATCGAATCCTTCTACGTTCTTTACATACATCTCTAATGGTAAAGCATTGTCGAATTTAGATAATACATCTTCACCAAACAAATCGTCTTCTTTTACGAGTGTTCTAGGTATGTAAAAATTATCGTAACCATATATCTTAATAGACTCGACAATTAAATCTTCTATTAAATTTTGCTGTCCTGAGTGAGCAAAATTATCAAAATAAAAATTCGTTGGCATGTTATTATCCAATCATATCCATGACAGGCATGGAAAACTTTGATATTATCTCTTCTTCTAATCTTTTTATTTCTTCATCAGCTTCACTCCAGATAGTCTGTCCGTTAAACTGAACACCACCAGGAAGTTGTAAGCCTTCAAACTTCTTGAGATTCTCTCCCCATTGACGTTTGATAAGTTGTGTTGTATATTGTCTCAACCACCAATCACCCCATACTGAAGTGTGTACATCTGGATCTAATACTCTATAACATTCTATTATAATAAATTCACCTACAGTTGTCTTTTTATCCCAATCCATGTCTATGTGTAATTTATCTGTATGTCTACTGAATCTTATACCTTGCTTACCTACAAATATTTCTTGCATCAACGCAATGTTTTCCATACTAGATACATAACCTGCAAACGCAGATTTGCTCCAGTCATAAACTTCATTAAGTGTTAATTGATATCTTAGATTGAATAAATTGTTGGCGTTAAGTCCTGTTCCTATAGGAAATACATTTATAACACCACTCACATTTGCTGGCACTGTGATAAACTTATTTGTTCTATCTGTAGCTGTTATCTGGTGTTTGAGAAAATCTCTTTCAGTACCATCATAGTGATAGTCTCTGTAGTATGCGAGTGCATCATCTATTCTGTCATCTACCTGATCATCGTCTATGTTTATCTCAACTACAGGATGTCCTAGTCTTCTAAGACAGTAATCTTTTAGTGTCGCTTTTGAATTAGGGGTTGACATAACTACTTCCTTATGCTAATTATGTCACTATTTATAATAACTAGTTAACTAGTCACTCCAACTTTGTACTGGAGCTGAGTCTGGTACAACAATTTTAGCACCAAGAATTACAGGTGAACCTCCTATATCTACTCTCATTTGAGCATCTTTTTTCTCACCTTTAATTTCTAAAGTTACACCCGTATTTCCAGGAGCCGCCGTATTAGCAGTTGTTGCACTTGCACTTTCGTTTGAAGGCATGATATATCCTAACTATTAACTATAAGGAACATTATTTTCTGGGAATGCATAAAAAGCTTCTTCTGTTGCTGAAGTAAAGTTTGCATTTCCTGTTTTATGTAATCTAAAAACTCTATATCTAGTTGAACCATCTAGTAATACATCACCATCATCAAAATAGTTATCTGTAGTACGAAATACGTTTGGCATAGCACCTTTTCTAGGATCAGAAGTTTCATCTTTCATAGTACCATCATATACAATAGGCACCATCATATGATGATTTGCCGCCCCAGTTCCTGAAACTTTAAATTGTTTTTCTCCCATTCTAGGGTGCATACTACAATATTTACCAGTTGTTGTTGTTACATGTCCGTAAGCATAACTGTAACTATCATAAGGAGTACAATTTCTATATGTGCCTTGTCTATCGACATAATATGGACGATACATACCAATTCTGTGAGTGTTAGTTGATGTATTAGACGCACCATTACTATACATGGTATTAAGATTAAAACCCCACCAACTACAGAAAGGGCCATACTTATTATCGGCTTGATACTGATAATCATCAATTGATTGAATATATTCTAAATCATTTATACTCCAAAATGCATGATCAATTGACGTTTCAGTTCCAGTGCCTTTTATCATTACCATAAAAGTTGTATCATTAACGACAATATGAGCTTCTTGAATCTCGCCCATATGGTTAAACAACTTACCATAGTTGTAAGATGTTGAGCTATATTGTCCCCAAAAACCATTAGTACTGTAATTAGGATTCAAACCATCTTTATCTGCGTGTCTAAATCTCAACCAATAAGTGTCATTCCAACCCATATTAATTCTGTTTCTTGCTTGAAAACTAGATGGATTACCTTTAGCATAATGATACTTTGTTAGATACATCGAATAATCATCTGTCGAGTTATCAGACATACTCGTCACTGATGCTGTATACATACCTGAAGTCGGCCCAGTTCCTGAAATTACACTGGCGGCTTTGTTACAAGACAAAGTAGTTAAGTCATCAGTTGTAGTTTTAGTTCCAGTTGCTAAGCCAGCTAAGTCTAGAAGAAATCCTGCTCTACTATATTCGTTTGCTGATCCAGATGAAATATATTTTATATACATATCTTAGCTCCCTGTCCATTCTGTCCAGACATTATCTGGATCTGTTAACGTGTGTGTTCCAATCATGACAAGTTCGTGTTTACCATCTCTTTTACCAGCCATACCCCAGTTCATTATTGCACCACTCCCTAAGACATAAGGAGAATGATATTCACTATCCAGATACTTTTCATCTATATCACCATCAGCACGATAAACTGTTAAGGGTGTATCAGCGGTAGGAAATGCACCGTCACCTGTTTCTAAGGCGATGCCATATATGTCTATTACTTTTGCTTTTTCATCTGCATCAGTCAATGCCATTTTAATCTCCGTTCTTTTTTATTTAATACTCTATTTATATTTATTCTATGCTTGAGCGTAGTGAAAGATAATTTTCAAATTTGTGCCTGGATCAGTTGAACCTATTTGAGTAGTATCTACTGTTAGATAATCATCTTCATTCATAGAAAAGCCTGTAGTGTTTTCTGCTTTTACTGCACTGGCGGCGATAGACATAGTTGTCACTTGTGTACCGTTTTTCTTTATTGTTATATTGATACTTGATCCTGTAGGCGCTGTATCTACTCTCGCATCTATTTTGTTTATAGTTAGATTATAAGGTGCATACCATCTAGCTGTACCAGTATGTAAAGAAACATTACCATTCTGATTTAATGTAACTATATTATCACCTTCTCCTCCACCTCCGGCGGCTTCTAAACTTATTTTTCCTCCACTATGATCGTATGTTAATACATGATTATCATTTGAATTAGTTATAGATTGATCTGCATCAAAGTGAAAGTTACCTATTAGAACATCACCAGTTCCATGTGGCTCTATATCAATATTAGCATTACCAGTACTAGAAATTTTACCACTAGCTTTTATTGATGTAAATGGAATTTTTTGTACCATGCTCTATATTCCTTTTTCTCTATTTATGTATTCTCTGATTGAAAAGTATTAAACAACGTATTCGTTGCAGTGAGATTGTTTATGTCTTTTAAATGTCCGTATGTGCCTGCGGCAATATCACTATCTATTTCAATATTTTTCGTACTATAATTATCATATTTCCAACCATCAACATTAACACTAGCTTGATTAGTTCCGAAAAGAGTAGCAGTTGACGAACTAAAAGTTGAATCAAAAGCACAATCAATCACTCTTACAGCGCCAGTACTACCAGAATAAGGACTGTCCCAGTTCGCATAATTAAGAAATGTACAATGTTTAAACGATCTTCTATAAGTTGTACCACCAGAGTTATGATATCTCCACGAAATATCACCATTGTTTAAATCAAGAATACAGTTCATTATTGTACCACCACCATCGAGTTCTTTAGTGATAGCATTTTCATAGTTAGTACCTGATGTTCTATGTCTATGATAAGTAAGATTGAACATGAATTGACGATAAGTTAAAGCTTTTTCTGCATCATTAGAAGGCGTTCCACCAGCACCATATGATCTGAAGAAAAGAGGGTGGTCCCTAGTAGTATTTTCGCTATCATGATCCTGCCAGAAGAAAATATAATTAGGTTTTAGTCCTGCACCAACTATAGCTATTTGTTTATTAGCGAATGGATTATTACCAGCTCCATCACCACCAAGAAATTTAAAATGTCCAAAATCACTACCTGTAGCAGGAAGAAGATATACTAAATCTCCGTCGGCAACAGTATCTTGAATTAAGTCAGTAAGATCTGTCGCACCTGCTTCACTAGTTCCACCAGTAACTTCATGAGTTGTTCCACCAGTGTGTGCAATAAACAATGTTTTGAAAGCTAAGCCAGGAGTAAATGCTAACTGCACAGTTGCAGTATGTGAACTAATATCTACACCATCACTTGCTTTCAATCTCAATGTAAAGCTACCAGCGTGAGCCTGATTTGTTGAAGGTACAAAAGTAAAAACACCATTAGCGTGATTTACTATATTTGTCACCTGATTAGGACTTGCTGGTGCGGTATCATGTGAATACGTAATAGGAAAACCTTCTGGATCTGAAGCTACTATAGTTAAATCTGTGTTACTACCATCATTATTTAACATTATTTCAGTGCTTGGTACTGTTGAGAATCTTGGATTTTCTGAACCACCTGTAGTTATTCTATCCCATTCAGAACCGTCCCAAATATACAAAGCTTTTGTATCTGTAGCAAAAGCATAATCCCCTACAGTATTTCCTGAACTTGGAAATGCGGCTAAGTTTGCATATACTGTTACTGAAGTAGCTGGAGTACTTGTTTTATTCCAAACACCTTTACTAGAATTATAAACAAACCCTTGAAAAGAATCTCCATTACTTGGACTATCTGGAAAGTTTAGTGCCATTTATTATTCTCCTTCATTAATTCGCTGATTGAAAAGTATTGAACAATGTATTTGTTGAAGTAACATTATTCAAATCTTTAAGATGTCCATATGTACCATTCGCTATGGCCGCAGTAATTTCTACATTTTTTGTAGTATAATTATCATATTTCCAACTGTCAAAGTTAACACTTTCCTGATTAGTTCCTAAACTAGTAGTGTCATCACTTAATCTATTACTACCATTCTCAAAAGCACAATCTATAACTCTCAAAG